TGTCTTGGCAATTGGCTGGGCTTTAAAAACAAGCCTAGAAAAGAATGCTGTTTTGGAGTTAAAATATGAGGCACAACAAGCAGAAACTCAGAAGGCGATCAACCAGATTAATGCCCTCAAAATTGACCATGCAACTCAAGTTGCTAGATCGACAGAATACTTTAAACAAGCCAGAGAAAAAAATACCGCTCTTAAAAAGGAGATCAAAAATGTTCGGAATACAAGCGATAGTCTCAAAGCTGCGCTCTTGCGTGAGCCGCTCCGTGCTGGTCGTGTTACCACTATTCTTGATTCTAGGAGCTTGCGGGAAATATGCAGAGCTTCTGGAGGCACCAGAACCGATTGTAAAATTAGTCTACCTAAATCCTCCGCTTCCAAGCCCCGTAATACAGCCAAAAAGTGAGGTCGCGCCCATTAATTATTGGAAGCAAAAAAATTATCCTTTAGGAGATTTGATGTGTATGCCATCTCAAAATTGGATAAATGTACGAGCTTACAGAAAAGAAATTGCACACTGGATGAAATCTTCGACGGCAACAATAAAGTTCCACGAAGAGCAGAATACTAACTAGATTTACCCAGGCTGTGGTTCTCTGCACGGGGAAACTTGCAACCCTTGCACTCGTAATTTAGGTGCCACGTCAATTGGCGGGGAGTAGGCTCTTTCGCCCCGCAATGTGGGCATAAAAGTTTTGCGGGGGTCTTAGTATTCCTACACGTCATGTGCGTTTGTTCCAATCTTTCGGGGCAGTGCCTTTAGAATGATAACCTTTTGTGCGAGGGCGTAAACGACATTTCTGATATTTATTTCGGCACCGTACAAAAAACATTACACGTTTGGTTGCCTCTTCTATCTCCCTGTCTCTGATGCCCTCATCTCCGCAAAAAGGACACGTTTTTAAAGCCGCTTGCATCTAAACCTCCTTATTTTTAACAAAAAAACATTGAGAATAAACATGTCTCATATGCTTCCTTCCTCTGAAACGTCGTACTTTCTTAGCAATTTCTCTGCACTCAGATTCTCTCTCAAACATGTGGTACTGAGATTCAATATCACGTTTTTCTGGATTCGTTTGCATCGTAATTAAGATCACAAGTAGCCACATTACATATGCTCCAAAGATTCAGAAATATTTCTAATTTTCTTTTGGCTAGGGTTGCAGCTATTTTCTCGCCAGTTGCGGATAGTCTGATAATTTACCCCGATTTTTTTAGCCACCCTTAACCACGTCCAATTCTTTTGACGCTTCTTTTTCTCAAGTTTTAAAAGCAGTTGAGCGATTTCTTTTTTTGTTGCCTTTTGTCCTCGTTCTTGCTCTAAATTTACACGCTTTTTAACTGGCTTGTTTTTCTGGTCAAACCGTCTGCCGTCGAGCAAACTAGCCCACGTTTGGCGAGAGTTTTTTTCCCAACCAAATTTGGTCATTCCATCTGCTTCAACTTTAATTGGGGAAACGAAAACTTTGTAAGCCATTATTTCATTCCTTTCACATTTTTAATTAAAATGTAATGCTTCCGCTTTCGAGGAAACAACCAACGCCACCACCAGAATCTTCTCATCTTTCCTTCCTCGAAAGCACCATCTCCAGTTTCGCAAGGGCGTTCCAAGCCTCTTGCGCTAGATGGAGAAGTTCGGTCTCTCTATCTAGCTCGTTGACGTAACCTTCGAGCAGGTGACGGCCTTTTGCATCGTCGTACCTGTTAATGCCGTCTGGTACTGACCGCCAGCCATGAGGCGTGTATTTATCAGCGCCATACGTAGTAACTTTTGCTACTTCTAGCAGCGCTTTGGCGAAACCTTCAAGCATTAGCCCGACTCTAGGCTTACCAGCGTCTAGCTTGGCCCCCGGTGCGTGTGCGTCGATGCCATTAGGGTCTTTTTCTTCATTTTTAATGTATGCCATTTGAACCACCCGCTATTTCTTCATCTAAAAGACTTTTGGCTTTAGCCCTGCCAATTCCACTTAACTCTTGAAGGATGTCTAATCCACGGTGGTAATCATATGCACCAACTTTAATATTTTCATAGATTGCTTTAACGTAAGACATTTTCTCTCCCTTCCGTTCTTATTATTAAAATATGCTGATCTCTGTCAGAATCATAAGAACCTTCAATTACAAGTCCGTTCCTAAACATAACACCTAATTTGGTTGCTTTGTACGTCTTCTCTGAAACTGGGATTGCTTCATATTTCATTTCATTTTATTCCCTTTACAGTGTTGTTCATCATTAATGTATGATGTACAATACATTAATGTCAACAGGAGATTATAAGGTATTGACTATGAACACAAAAGCAGAAGTTTTAAAGGAACTTGAAACTTTAATAAAAGAAAAAGGTTTAGCTAAATCTACTGTAGGCCGCATCATTACCAATGACCCTACATTTGTAGATAGATTGCGTAACCCAAAAACTGACATTAAGACTAAAACTTTGGATGCTACATGGAGATATATTCTTCAAGAGAGAGGTCAATTAAAATTAGATTTATGAGTGAAAAAGCTCTTCAAAACTATTTAATGCTCAGAGCTAAGACTGAAGGTGTGTACGCCAGGAAAATGCAAGCCGTTGGGCGGGTGGGGTTTCCTGACGTACTTATAGCACATAAAGGTGTTGTTGTGTTTATTGAACTTAAATCACCCAGTGGTAAGGGTCGTTTATCTGAGATGCAAATCTGGGAACACACGCAATTACGTTCTGCTGGATGTGACATAAGGGTTATTTCAACAAAGAATGAGATAGAAAATGTTATTACCCACATTATTGAAGTCTAAACAAATTTCCGCTATTGCGCGGCTTTCTGACCAGAGCAAAACTATTCTTATTGCTCCAACAGGTGAAGGTAAGACTATTATATGTCTTAGCGCGATTGTTGAGCGTGGTTGTGGCCCTATTATTGTTGCGTGTCCTGCTAAGGTTGTTTCTGTGTGGAAAAAAGAGGCCAGTAAATGGAAACACACAAAACATTTAGTGGTGAGAGAGTTGATTGGTGGCCCAGAAGCACGATTCGAGCAACTACATAAACCCGCTGACATTTATGTTGTTAGTTTAAACAATCTGGATTGGTTGATTAGACGTAGGCATAAATGCGTAGGGATAATTGTTGATGAACTCTCAAAAGCGTCTGGCAAACAAGCTCGATATTTAGCCGCCAAAGCGTGTCGTAAGAATTTAAGCTGGTTTGTTGGTATGACAGCTACACCAGTCAGTAACGACTGGCATAAACTTTTTGGTATGACCAAGATTATAGATGGTGGTGCCGCTCTTGGGACAAATAAACACGGGTATCTCCAGAGATACTTTATATCCGACTATATGGGCTACAATTGGACGCTGCGCGAGTTTGCGGAGAAGGCTATTATGAAAAAAATGGGTTATCTCCTTCATGTTATTGAAGACAAAAAAGAAGAAAACTTACCTTTAATAACTCGAAAAATAATCCAATTCAAAATGCCTGATGCTACGCGCCAATATTATAAGGAAATGAAAAAGACTATGATCTCTGAGGGTGTGACAGCAGCCAATAGCGCAGTGATGCAAGCTAAGTTGCGGCAGTTGGCTTCTGGGTTCATGTATGATGATATAGGTGAAGTTATTAAGTTTGATCGTCACCGTGTTAGACACGCCCGTAAATGGGTTAAGTCTCTCGATGGGACTAGAGGTATTATTTTCTATGAGTTTGTTGAGCAATTAACCATGTTGGTCAAACTCATAAAAAATTCAGTCACGTTAGTTGAAGATTTTAAAAAAGGTAAAGGCCAAATACTCCTTGCTCAAATCAACAGCCTCTCACATGGGGTGGATGGTCTACAGCACACCTGTAGTGACGCACTAATGCTGCATCCATTTTGGAGTAGGGACGCGGTGGAGCAAGCGGAGGGTCGGTTATGGCGCACAGGCGCAACTAAACCTGTGAGGATTAACACCTTAGTCTGTGAGGATTGTGTTGATGAGTTAGTGTTAGATAGGGTCGAGGGTAAAGGCTCATTTATGAAGGCGTTTATGCAACACCTACGGACTTAATAATCTCCTCAGTGACATCAACATACTTCTCATAGTCAATGTCGTTGGGGAACTCCCCTATCTCCATTATAGGTCGCGCACCATCTGACGTACTAACCTTATTACCATTGGCTTGATACGTTATCTTGTCACCGTCTGTTGACCATATGAACCGCACAACTTTACCTAAATATTCATCACGCCATACTGCGCCACCGTTGACCCTACGCACAGTTAAGAACTGTGTTATATCTCTACAAGCTCTCAGCGTGTCCAAGATGTCCACGCCGTCAGTTAAGTAAGCTATAGCTGCCTCGACGCATATATACGCCTGTGGGTTCTTCATCAACCCTGGCTCGGCGAACACACCTTTACCTTTTGCTCCGTATTCTGTCACCGCCAAGTAGTTGTTAACGTCACGGCTATAGAGAGCCTTGTATCGCGTCTCCTCAAGGTTGAAGGATGTGTCTAACTCCCATGCAAAACATATAGAGTTATAAAAGTCGTAGAGGTCGTTAGGAATCAACGACACAAAACCATCTGTGTTCGCAGACACAACTGAAATACCCTCTAACTCAAGCTGCTCTATCAACATCAGCAGTGACAACTGCCCCGTCAGTGTGACCGCCAGCATTAAGTTGGGGGAGTAGAGCGCAGAATATCGACTACCTAGCTTGCCGAATGACCCATTAATCGTAATCTTGAGAGATTGGTCTGTGACCTTATCCCTTGTGCGTTTAGCCTCAATACGCCGCTCAACAATACCCCTATACTTGTCTAAGAACTTCTCCCCAAACTGTTCTGGGAATAAGCCCCTGCTCAGGATAATATTAGGGTAGTAGCTGGTTACATCCCGGTCAGCCAACACCTCATACTTAGTTGGCACTACTGTCTGGCATTTTTCTTTAGAGTGTAGCCCACCAATACCTATCTGGTACTCGCTGCCCCCAATTTTGATTGACATTTTATGGAGTTCTTCAGGGAGTTTAACCGAACCTCGTTTGTCTAAGCTGAACTCATGCTGTCTAATAATATCCAGAACAGTGTTAAGTTGCTCAGTCTCAAACTCTATGTACTCTGGGACATCATAAGTGAACGTATTCTCCAGGTCGGTGTTAGGTTTATCTATTCGCTCACCATGCTTCAGCACTGCCTCTGCTATCTGAGCGTCAGATTTACTCATCAAGTCCAGGTCATATTGTTCACTCATATCTGAGCGTAGTTGAAGTTGTGGTTTTATCGCATTAAACAGATCAATGGTCGTGTCCAGGTCGTTCTCGCAATACGCCTTAATCTCATCCATCTGTTGCTCAGTGAGGTGTGT